TGGCACACAATGGTCTGGAACGTTTGGATACTTAAGTTTGAGGTCAGTTATTGCGAGTTCTGTTAGTATTGCTTTGTTTGCTTTATTCATCAGTTTAAATTTATAGTAAATAATTCCTTTCGTTTCAAATATTCATATTCTAGGTTATAAAAATCATGGTAATCAATATGTCCTTTAATAAATAAATCGCATTGAATATCGAATGATTTTTGTAGTAGGTTATAGGTCATTTTCAAGTTCATGTAGTTTTTCGTGGCACGGTCTACATATTGCAACTAAATCAAATAACGGTTCATTATAAATGTGTTTGTATGTTAAATGATGAACGTCGGTTGCTTGACGTGTTAAACACGCTTGGCAAATATTTTTATCTCTTAACATTACTTTTTGCCTTTTTAACTTCCATTTATCGGATTTAAGATATTCGTAATATTCCTTTCTGTTTTCTTCTAGTTTAACAGCATATTCTGTTTGTCTTTTTTGTTGCTGTAAATCATAAAATAACTGCAACTTTTCTTCATCAAGTATAGGAATATTAAATAAGTTTTGTTTGCCACCTATAAGGTCAAATTTAAAAGTTTTTCCCTCGCATTGACCGCACTTAAAACATTGTTTTTTAAGCATGAAATCGCCATTAACTTTAGATTGTTTTACAAATTTAAAATCGCATTCTGTACATTCCATAATTCTGTTTTTTTACTTGTGAACTAAATTGAACCATTTTGAACTAAAATTGAACTTGGTTCAATTCTGTTAGCCTTTATGTTTATTGATTTTTTTACTAATTTTTACCTATTTTGAACCAGTTCACAACTTTTTTCTAAAAAAAATATTTTTATTTTTATTTTTTATTTTATTTATAATTTTGAACTAAATGGTTCAATAGTTCAAAACCGCACTGCCATTGACTTTGAACCGTTGAACTTGGTTCAATTTGGTTCAATTTCTTTAATGTATTTGTATATCATTCTAAGAGAAACGCCTAAATTTTCAGAAACTTCTTTTTTATTTAGTTCGGGGTTTGATTTATAAAGTTCAATAAATTGCTCTTTAATTGACTTGTTTTTGTTTGATTGAATGATAGTTTTTATCTCGTTTATTTCGATAGAATTTACCTTTATTTTTTTAGCCATGGCAATAAAATATTTTGATAGTTTTTCAGCAGATAAAATCGATTCTTTAGATATTTCCAAAGCGTCCATTTTGGATTCTACATCAAAAAAACTACTAAAGCAATTTATTAACAAAGCAAACCTTGGTAAGTAAGATTTTTGCTTCGGTAGCATTGACTTCATGTACTCATTTTCGTCATCTGAGTTTTGAATATCTGTGTACTCATTAAAAACCCTAATCCATTCTTTTTTACTTTCTAATGGTATTTTAGCAATCTTTGGTTTAATATCGCCATCATCATCGTATTCTACAACTTTATGCTTTATCGTTTCGTAAAAAGCAATTATATTATCGTTGTACCATTGAATAGTGTCGTAATTCATTTCTTTATCATTCCACTTTTCAATTTCTAAACTTGGATATGATAATAACATTCTATCCATAAAACCATTGTCTTTATTATCTTCGGTATAAAAAGCGTTTAAAATACTTGGTTGTATTCCGCCAAGAACCGAAACCAAAGGTTTATCTACAAATGAACTTTTAGCGGTTTTACGATTTAAAGAAATGGCTTTACCGCTCCAAGTAGATAGCCAAAACTCCAAATCTGAACCCTCTCGATATTTATTCATATCTTTAAACCATCCAGCAAGTTCATCTTTAAAAACGCCAATACTGTTTTTGTTTTCTTGGTGTAATTCTACCAACGCTTCAATAGTAATGTCGTTAGCTATAAATTGCGTTTTAATTGGTTTATGTATTTCCTCGTGTTCTTTTTTATCTTTAGCCGATAGTTTGTCGTAGTACTCAAATTTTTCGGCTTGTTTGATGTAGTTTTTTATTTCTTTATTGTTTGCAGAAAGCAATGGTTTTATAATGTTATGTATCGACGGTGTTTTACCAAGTCCAGCTTTACCAACAACAGCTAGCCAAATAGTAGCTGTTTCATTCCACCCTTTTTTGACTTCAATCTGTATCGAGTTACCTACTATTACAGAAATCATCCAAAGCATAGAACAACCCATATAGTCAATTGAACTATCTAAAGTTTCGTTACATTCTAAAATATATGCTTGTATTGGTTTAGGAAATATTTCAATCGGAAAAACTAAATCCGTTTCGTTTATTTTTGGCAACTCACGTTTTTCAATTTCCTTATTTTTTTTAGCTATCCTAGTTCCGAAACCGTCTTTATAAATCTGTTTAGCCGATTCTGTAAAATTACCATGGTGATTTTTCCAAGTGTAAGCAATAAAAGGTGTTATTAATTTTTCATGCGGGTAAATAGTTCCAGTAGAAAATAAATACATACACCCATTACTTTTAAAAATACTGCCAGAAGTCGGATTTTCAGAACCAATACGTTTGACAATATATTTATCACTTAATTGCCTAACTACTTTTACATCTTCGCCAACAATATCGAATATCGAAACCTTTTGATTATAGTCATCCCAAGGCTTAATAATCGACTCATCGTAAGTAGTTTCTTTTATCTTTGGTTGTTCAATTTCAACCTCGTTTATGTAGTTGTAGGTTTTAGATATTGACCAAACAATATCTCTATCTCGTTCAGATATTTCTTGTATTTCAGCATAAGATAGTTTACTTATTTTATTTTCATAAATTACAACCATACCACCAGTACCACGACTTTCGATAATTGCCTCTTTATGCTCTTTTAACCTTGCAATTTTTGTATTGCCTTGTATTTTATTACATCTATAAAGAATATGATAACCTTGCCTTTTGGTTTTATAAATAACAAATTTCAAATCAAAGTCATCAATATTATCTTTTAAAAAAGCAATGTACTCGTTCCAAAAATCGTTTTGTTCTTGAAGTGTTGCAAATACTTTTAAATCAACATCAATAACCTCAAGATTATTATATCCAGTTATTAAGCCATATAATGGTGAATTTAATAAATCAATTTCGTCTTTACTCCTTTGCGATGTTTGGTATTTTTTCCATGCGCCAATAGGGCATTTATTTTCATCAACTGGAATAATAGAGAAACCACAATCGACTAGCTTTTTTAATAACGATTTGTTCATGTAGTAAAAAATGTAAAATCCGATACAGTCAAGCCTAAAGTGAGATTAGCTTTTCCGCATCGGATTTTTATAATATTTTTGTTCTGTAATAAATCTCACAATATTACTTAATACAAATATACTCAAAAAAATAACACCCGCAACTTAATCGGGTGTTTTAGTGTTAAAATGTTCCTTCAATTTTTTTAATTTGCCAACCTTGAAGCGACAAATAATATTTTCCTTCGTATTCATTTCCTCGCATATTTACGGAAATTTCAACCACTTGACCGACTGCATAGCCATCTAAGATAGCGCATTTATCTTTAACAAAATCAACTGGTATGAATTGCGGATATTCTCCATCTGTTTTAACTACAATCAAACGCTTTTTAAAACCGTTGTTGCCTACTTCTTGCGTTTGTTCAATTAAATGAACCGTTCCTTTTACTTCCATACTTAAAAATTTAATTTATTAATTGATTCTGTTATTTGTTCTTGTAGTTCCGTAACCGCTGTGTTGCAAACTTTTACCCAATCGGTGATAGTTCTATAATCGGTTACGGTTTCTATTTTTGGTTTGATGGGAACACCTTTCGCTCCTATAACTTCTACTTCTACTTTTTTAGTCCATCCTATATCAACTATACTATCTCTAGTCAACTCTTTAACGAACAACGGCTTTAATGTATTCTCTGGTCTGTAACTGCAAAAGTACAACTTTTCTAACTTGCTATTAACAACAAACGCATGAACGCATTGCGGAATATACTCACGTGGTATTTCGTCATTCAAACACATTCTAATGTGCGCCTTTGGTTGCGGGCATTTAATCTCGCATTGGATTGTTTCACAATCTGAAATACCATCTGGTGAAATACCCACAATAGGGTTATCGGATTGAATCCAACCGCACTCTTTAAAATGCACACCAGTATATGCTTCTAATTCGATGCGTGCTTGTGGCTCTAAATTAGAACCGTTTTCCATTGCGTCAGATTTATAGCTTTCGTCAGCATCTTCATCAAATGGCTCGATTATTTCAGCAAGCATTTCGATAAGTAGCGTGTCGGTTTTAGTGTACAGTAGTTTTGCTTTAGTGCCACCAATTTGTCCGTGCTTTTTCTCTAGCCATTCGACGCTACCTTGCTCTAAGTCGTAGTGAAATTCCATTACTTCAATATCCCTTTTAAACGTTCTTTTTCAGCAATAATTTCAGCAGCGTTTTTCTCTACTGGCGTTAATGTTTCCCAAGCCGTTTGCAATTCTACAAGTGTAGTTGATTTCCCTAGTCGAACCTTACAAACTCCAATATCAATCGGCTTCGCTTGTGCAATATCCGCTGGCTTATTAGTTGTGATTCTAATTGCATCGTGAAACTCGCCAAACGCTTTGATTCGCTTTGTGGTCAATTGGATTTTCTTACCTACCATTTCCTCGATGTATTCTGTACCCGTAACTTTTTTCAAAGTTTTTCTATTGGTAGCGTTCAGAATAATAGGTTTGCACTCTTCAAAGAACAAGGTAATTACTTGTTCTTCTAATTGTGATTTTTGTTGAAATACCATTTCGTTTTTGATTTCTTTAATGGTAACAACTCGGTCAACGGTTTTTCCGTTCTCGTCTAATAAATCCCAACCGCCTAAGTAGTTAGGGTTTCTTAATTTGTCGATGTGTGTTAATGTACTCATAATTTTTTAAATTAAATCCCGATGTGATGGGAGGTGGTTAGACTTTAAATTTTTAATAATAGTTTCTACCTCGTCAATTCTTTTCAAACATTCTGTAGCCGATTCCGAACCTTTAATATATTTTTGTTGAAAGGCAATTAAAGCGGTTTTAATTGTAGGGTAATGATACGGCTCTACAAATTCAAAAGGTTCTTTTTCGTCAGTTCCTTTTTTCTTACGTTCTCTCGTTTCAAAGAACTCTAAATTTACGTTGTTGTCATCGTATGACAATCTCCAATTTTTTGATAGTAACATAATCTCATATAATTAAAAAAACCAACTTACTACTAACAACTCTGGAACCGTTGCTTTGGTAAATTGGCTAATTGTGTTTTGTTTGCTAGGTTGTTCCAGAACCTTTAGTGCTGTTGCGAATATACAAATTAATCCCGATTTCACAACCGTTTTAATTAATTTATACTGATTCTATTTAATAGAAAATTGGCTCGTCATCGAAATTAATTCTACTTTCTAAAGTGAGTTCAGATAGTTTGCATTCGTGGTATAAATTTTCGTGTATTAATTCTTCTTGATGCTTATTAATCCACCAAACATTTTTAATATTGGTTGCAATTATTCCTAATTTAATTATAGCATACCTGATACTATCATTGCTTTGACTAGTTTCATTTGCTATCTGACTTATTTTTTTCATAACTCACTCTTTTTTCCAAACCCGTTTCGATTAAGTTCTTTGCATTGTTGTGCGATGTGTATGATGGCGTAAATCATTGCGATTGCCATAATAACAATAGTGATTCCTTTGTCTATTAATCCAATTATAAAAATCAGTAATAGTGCAGTTAATAATGTGATGGTTGATTTCATACTCCAATTATTTTATTTGCGTTATCAGTTAGTTCTAGGTTGTAAGGCGTGAGGGATTCTACTCTAACTACATGACTTACTTTAGATGTTTTTTGGCAAATTACCAAGTGATTTTTATATTGTTTTGACAATTCAGCTTCATAAACAG